GCGGTATAACTACCATCAAACAACACTTTATATAATTGAGTTTGAGTGACTACATACAAAACACCCCTAAACTCAAGCATTGACAAAATAGGGACAGTAGGCAAATTTAAAAACAGCTTTTTCCCATCAACTCGAATCAAACTAATATTTGTATCTGTTTCGCTGCCGTCTAACTCAAGAAACATGTTTACCGTTTCTTGTGCGTTTTGGTTTTTGCTAAACCCTTTCTTTTGGCCACCAAAAAACGGTATTTTCATTAATTAAACCCGCCTAAAATATTGCCACCACGATACCCGCAACCAAGCAATGGGTCAAAGTCAGCGGATGGAATTGACACCATCGACCGCATAACAATATCTTTGGACTCACGCGCTAATGCTGCAATTTCAGGAGATACAGTCACGCCATATTCAGGGGCAATTTCGACCGCTAAATTGTATTTTAATGCTCTAATCCACTCAGGCGGGTAAGTGTTTGATAAGTTTGCATCAGTATCTAAGTCTGTTTTTGGCGTAACCGCGTTAATCGTCAGTGTGCCACCCGTTGCAGTGGGGTATAAATAAATCGTACTCAGCGGATAATCAGGTTTTAATGCAATAAATTCAGGGATTGAATTGATATTTTTAACTGCAATTTGTTCGTAATCAACAAAATCAATGAGTTTTAACGTGTAATCTAGCCCACCATTTGTATATTTAGCTGTATAAATATCAGTCGGGTTAGTCGTGTTAATATCGCCACCACTGCCGATTGTGTAAGACGTTGCACCTGTTAAAGTGTGCGTAATTGTTTGAGTGTTTTTAGATAAAAAACGAGACGCGCCCCAAGAGCTTAAAAGCAAGTTTAATGCTTCTAAAGCGTCCATCGTTTCATCACTGGCAGGAGTTTCGCTTGAGCTAATCGCACCGATTAAACGAAGCGACGAGCGTATTAAATCGGTTGTGACCATGTGCCACCTTTAGAAAAATGCTCATCCTTGAGCAACGAGAGGTTATTAGTTGGTAATACGAACCGCCCACTCAGGACGTAACAAGCCGTAACCCGCTAACATATCAAATCGGCAAATGCGACGGTTACTTGTGATGTCATAACCACGAACAAAACGCAATGCAACACCGTCATACATGGCTTTCTCTGCCATATCCATACCGTTTGGTACTTCCATGTCCGCAGTTACAAGCGTAAAAGCATCGCGATGGAATAAAATGTTCTGCGTGTAAGGTGTTGACGCTGTGCCTGTTAAAACAGTAATAGCCGCATTATCAGCAGGGCGAGCGGTTACGTTTTGATACGCACCACCTGCAATAATTGCGGGATAAATAACAGCAGTTAAATTACCCGAACCATCAGAAGCGGCATCGGCAGTCACAACAAATTGACGCAATACGCCAGTGTTTTCTTTTGTTTCAGGGTTAACTGCATAAACACCCGCAATCGTAAACACGTCACCACGTTTCAAACGGTTAGCAGCGGCAGCAGTCCACCCATCAGTCACTAAAGAAGTGCTTGCTCCGTATGGGTTATCTGTAGAACCTGAGTTAATTAAACCTTGATTAGCACCATTCACTAAAGGTGTGCCACCTAAACCACCAACCGTGTGAGTTGGCAAGTTTTGGCTCATAATAAAGTCAACACCCAAGTTGGTAGCCATCATACCCGATTTTAACTGACGGCCTTGTGTAGCTTGGTCATTAAATAAACCACTCATTCCGCCAACTAACTTGCTGTTGGCTAATGGGGTTAATGCAAGCATACGGTTGTCATCACGCGGACAAGATTCGTTGTCCAATAACACAGCAGCATCAAGCACACCTTGAGCAGTTGCTAAAGTTGTACCTGCTGTACCTGAAAAATTGGCAACACCACGATAAAAACGGGTAGCAATTCGCTTGTCTAACTCAGCCGCCAATCGCTTGCCCGCAGGCTCAAGATAACGCTTGCTAAATTCATCAATGCTTAATGTTAAATCGTAATCGCTAAAAGCCCAATCAATACCAAATTCTTCTTCCATAGAGACAGGTACAGTTGTTTCATTAACATCTTGAATATTGGCAGTTGCTCCATCACGAACAGTTAATTGAACTGGGCGACGGACGTTAACAACAGAACCTGCTTTCGCGCCTTTTTTAGCGAATGAATCTTCAAACTCTGTGTTAATGTTACCCAAAAACGCGGAGTTATTGTGCAAAATACGCAAGGTTTCGTTTGTGATAATTGAACTGGTAATTACGTTATTAGCCATAGTGTTTATCTCTTAGTAGTCTTTTGTTGATTGCGCCACTTAATATATTGCTCCGTAGTCATGGCTCTTGGGTCAGCATTTGGACTTGAGCTGTTTACTGTCGGTGCAGGTTTTGGCGCACTGGTGGTCTGTTTTGGTTTATTGAATTTTGCACTTGCTGCAATTTCACCAATGGCAATGAGTTGTTCCATAGGTGGCATTGATGCAATTTCATAAGCAAGATTTAAATCACTTCCTAGCATGTAAGCAATTTCCGCGCCTTTTGCGTGTTTTGCTACAGCGGCTACAGTGCTTTTTGCAAAATCAATATTTTCAACGTTAGCCATTTTTTCATCAAAATCTGGAGCAACAGCTTTAAATTTTGCTGTTTTCTGCGCCCAGTCATTAGCAATTGCTTGAGCTTCTGATTGTTGGCCATTTTTCTGTTGGTTTTCAATTTGCATTTTTTGCAAAATATACTCAACTTTTGCGTCAACTAAATCCTCAACGCTAGAAAAATCGCTAATATCTGGCTCTTTAATTGTCGGCTGTGTTTGAGCTTTTAATTGTTCAAGCTCGAAACGCATCCGATTGACTTCGGCCTGTGCTTCGTATTTTTGACGGGTTAATTTGTCTAAACGCTTCTTAACGCCTTTGGGTAGGCTGTCATCGTTGCCGCTTTCTTCTTCGGTTTGTTCTGTCGTTTCTTTTTGTTCAACAGTTTCAACCTTTTCAGATTCGGGTTCTGATGGTTCGACCTGTGGAGCTGATTCCACAATTTCAGCAGACTGAGATAAATCACTCATGGGATATGTACCTTGTTTCGGACTATTGCGCTATCACAGCGAACCTAGCGTTAGCTAGTAATTAAACTATATTATCTTGCTCGTTGTTTGTCAAATTAGGAAGCATTAAATCAGGTGGTAATTGTGATTGTTGCTCTAACTCAATCGGCTCTTGCATCATTTGCATTTCTTCTTTTTGGCCATTTGGCATCTCCTCTTTTTCAGGTTGTTCTTGCTCGTTTTCTTCTAACTCTGGTTGACTAGCTGCATTCATCAAAAGACGATTGACAATGTTTTGCACTTGTTCGGGCGTGTAAGTTGTACCTTGTGACAATTTAGCAAGTTCTAACTCGGCTTTAACGTCAATTTCGTACTTCTTGAGTCGTAGCTCATCTTCTTTTAGCTCATGCCCAGACTCTAATTCTTTAAGTTTAGCGGTTAGCTCATCAATTTGAGCCTTGCCTTGTTCAATAATTCCTTGCACTTCGGGTGGTAATCCGTTAGGGTCTTGGTCTTGAAGTTGTGGTGGCAGTGTTTTCTTTAATCGTTCTGCAATTTCTTCTGCACCGTCCCAATCCATTGCTTTAACAATTAAATCACCTGCTATTTGCATGATTGCAGGATTAACACGCGCAATTTCAACCATGCTATTTATTGCTTCAATACGCTTTGTCGCATAGTTAGAGCCTTGCGTTACCACTAAGTCATATTTACCAACAGATAAATCTAAAAACTTTTGTTGTCCGTCAACCTCGGCTAATTGATTAATTCGCTGTAGTTTCTTTTCACCATCTGCGCCCATAATTTGAATAACACGGGCTGAATCATAAATTTTAGGAATTAAGTCAATAATAGCTCGGCCTGTGTAGCGTATTGCTCTTGATACGTTGTCAAAGTATGCAAAATTAGCTGTATCCCCTTTTCGTTGTTGTGCTAAAATCGCACGGCCTGACTTCTCGTTATCTTGTTCGCCCAAACTCGCTGAATAAATACCTGTTGTGCTTTTCATTTCATCAACGCACATCAAAGCCGCTTCATTCGCGCCCTTGTCCATGATTCCTGCATTTAAACGTTGAGGCATGGTTGCGGTAGGGTCGGGATTATAAACAAGATAAGGCAAGTTTTCTGTCAAAGACTGTTGCCAAAACTTCTCTAAGCCCTGAATTTGTGTAGCAGATACAAGAACAGGTGCTTTAGGTGCTAGTGCTTTTTGTTCAGTGTCAACAGTACGCCAGTAATTATACATACGCTGTGCATCTTTAGAAAAACGCACCAAACCGCGTAGCATTCGCTTACCATCAACTAAATCTTCTTTACCGTTTACACCAACAATCGGTAAATACTGCCCTGCCCAATCGCTTTCCTCTAGTGGCTCATTAGCTCCCGAACAAATACACATCTTCACTTTTGGAATATATGTCTTTCTTTGGTCAACAATGCGAATAAAAACAGGTGGCTTTTCTAACGTGGTTTGATAATTACCATCTTCGTCTTGCACTAGATAAAGCGTGGCTTCTTCATCTTCTTTGTACCAAAATTCAGCAATGACCACACAGTCATCTTGACCAAGCCATTCAGCATCAAAGTCTTTAAAATCCGACACCTCAGCTTTAGGCCAACGCTTTTTATATTCATCTTTTGGTATTTGTGACAGGTAAGCCACATGACGAGCGTCCGAATAATCGGGCTGTTGTGCGTTTTTATCAAAATACACGTTTAGAGGGTTTACAATACGCTCAATTAAAATGATCTGATTGAATGTGTCGTGAGATTCATAGTCAGTCTTAATACGCCACGCACCAAAGCCAAAGGTGGCGGTATGTTCAATAGCTGTATCATAAGCAAAATCAGCGTTAGACTCGTTTTGGATAGCACGAATTAAACCATCATAGATATTTGCGATATCAACGTCACCATCCTCAGCAGGATGGACCTTGATACTAGGCCGATTTTGACGCGCATCACCGAC